ACCCCATCAGCGGGTGACACGACCGGGTATTTGTCCATATTTTTTCGGCGATTTTCAAAATCAATAACCGCCTCGCGGATGCGGCGCTGCACGACCTCATCAGCCTGATAGACAAACAGACGTAAAGTCGTGCTTTGATACAGCACGGCGACGCAGCCCCATTTGTAGCCGGTACACATTAACTGCGCCTGCAATTGCAATGGGCCTCGATGCGGTGCTGGTATTTCCTCTGGCCGGGCTGACGTTAGTTTGGCTTCAAGGACGCCGATGCCCTCAATGTCAATCACCCCGCCTTGAGGCACATAGATACCCTTATCCCAGTTAGCGACCACTGAGCCTTTGCCAACAGCGGTGCCGTCTAGGCTGGCCGCCAGCGGCAGGTGGTCGTGCTGATATGGCACGGTAATTTCTAGCTCGGCATTGGTCAGGCCGAGCCTATCAATGGACTTTTGTAATATGAGCGGCTCAAAGAAATCGCCCAGTTCCATTGGCTCATTTTGCGGTATCCACTTTGGCGGGTTGCCTTCGTCAATGCTAATCATTGCCTCAAGCAATTCGTTCTGTGTTTCCCACGGTGATGCGTTCAGCAAAGCGGGTGCCTTGCTCGCGCTCAATTGATTATCCGGTGTAAGTTTTCCGACCATTTCTAGCCCCCTAGTTTAACCATCAAAGCCCACACGTTGTATTCGGTGGTGATGAAGTTAGTAAAAAACGTGATGGCAAACGCCGTCACAAACAGCATTCCGATTGTGTCTTTAAGCATTAGCTTTCCCCTTTGTTTTGGCTCTCTTAAAAGCCATCTTAAAATGCACGACTTTTTTGCCATACCAAACTCTGTTGTAATGACCCCGCGCAAACCCATAGATTGAAAATTTAACGCGGGTTCTTCTATATTTTTTCCAATGCAAAATATACACCCCAAAAACTTTCCAATGCCCCTCACCAAGCTCTTCCCAAGGACGAGGCCAGTCATTTGGTATATCTAGTTTTCCCTTTTTCATTAGTTTGCTCCCATTAGATTGCGCACAGTGCTGGCGTACCATTGCCCGCCCAGTGCTGTTGGAATGCCAGCTTCATTGAGCTTGGCGGCGATGGTGCGTAGTGAGGCACCAGCCTCACGCAGCACCGAGACGATAGGCATTGCCTGCTTGGCAACGACGTTAGTGCGCGCAACGCGCTTGGCGGCAGACGCGCGGCCAGCAGCGGCAGGGTTGGGCGAGCCGAGCTTGACGCCGCGAGCCTTGGCAGCAGCTAGTGCGGCCTTGGTGCGCTCGCTAATCTTTCGGCCTTCCCACTCGGCGAACACAGCGGCCATCTGCAAGAACGTGCGGTCGGCCTCTGGCATATCGGCGCAGACGATTGGCACGTTAGCCTCAAGCAGCCCGGTGATAAAGTGGACGTTACGCGCTAGGCGGTCGAGCTTGGCAATCAGCAGCGTCGCGCCAGTACGCTTGGCCTCGGCCAGTGCGGCGGCAAGCTGCGGGCGCTGGGCTTTCTTGCCGCTCTCGACCTCGGTGTACTCGCCGATGATGTTGTAACCGGCGACGGCTGCGCGTTGCGCCTCAAGGCCAAGACCCGATTGGCCTTGGCGCTGAGTTGATACACGGTAATAAGCGACGTACTGGGTCATTATGCTGCCGCCCCTTTTTGCGCGTTCAGTTGATCTTCCAGCGTGATACAAAGTTTCTTTTGACGCTCAACAGTTTTGAAAAAATCCCAAACCTTCATCCACTTGTGTTTGGCGTTTTTGTCAAACGTATAAAACATATCGAGCAAATCACTATATTGGCCGTATCTAACACCGCCGCGCTTGCCAATTATCACAAACAAACCCGCGCTAGTTGAACTGCCGTACCAATTAACGTCAATTGACGCAGTGCCATAATCTGAATATTCGATCTCAACTGTTGCGCCAATATCGTTAGCGCGTTCGATAATCCGATTGATCATTCTGTTTTGATAAGTCATTTCGATCTCCCTTTTGATTACTAGTGACTAATAACTATTTAATATTTATCACACTATGTTACAAGGGTTATAGGCAATATTTATTGAACAAAATAACAACCCATTGAAAAGGTTACATAAATGGCTGGGATAAAAAACCAAATGTTACGGCTCAGAAGCGAAACAGTTGACAAACTGCGGTTCGTTCTTGACATATCATCGCACAGATCAATGTCCAGCTTGGCCGATGAACTGCTAGAGCAGGCTCTGGATCGACGCATTGCGGCTCTGGGCGACAGTGACATTGCGGCACAAACGCTGCGCAGCTTGGCAAAGCGCGATGGTTAATAGCCGCAACAAGGGAGCCAGCTTCGAGCGTGAGCTTGCAAAGCTGTTGCACGAAGAGCTTGGTCTGACGTTCAAGCGCGACATAGAACAGTATCGCACTGCCGATCACGGCGACCTCATCTGCGTTGAAATGCCTGATTTTCCCTTTTCAATTGAGGCGAAGCGTTACCGGCAAGGCTACGGCATCCAGCCCGCTTGGTGGGATCAGTGCTGCGCTAGTGCGTTGGCGACACACAAGCTGCCCCTGCTGGTTTACAAATACGACCGCTTGCCTATCCGCTGGCGTTTCCCGGTTGCAGCTATCGTTGGGATGGATGGCTTTGAGCCAACAGGCGACATAGCCGAGCAGTACGATTGGCGTTATGCGGTCGAGTGCGACACGATGACGGCGATGATGATCGTGCGGGAGCATCTCGCTGATGGCTAGGCCGATGTACGAAACCGAGGCCGACAGGCGCAAAGAGCAAGCTCTGGCTGACGCCTTTGCGGCTCACGGCTACGATTTCTACAAGCTGCCAATACAGTATCGCCTCGACTTTGTGGTGTTCAAAGACAACGAGGCCAAGGCATTTATTGAGGTGAAGCATCGTAATGTGCGGCTGTTGCAGTACGACACGGCGATGATAAGCCTGTCGAAAGTGATCCAAGCGCGGCTGCTGACACAGCACACCGGCTTGCCAGCGTACTTGCTGAATGTTTATAAGGATAATATCGCCCGGTTCGATTTCGCGGGCGATTACGAAATTGGGAAGGGTGGCAGAAGCGACAGAGGCGACAGCCAAGACGCGGATATCTGCGCCTATTTCCCGATCCAAGCCGCATTGGTTTTGCGGTAGTTCTAAAGTTAAATGGAGAAAACGATGGCTTTAGGTTTTACAGAGACTACATCATCAGGCGGTGGGGATTTCCTGCCTATCATGAAATTCAGTGCAAAGGATGGCTCATTTGTGCGCCAAGACCGGCATCAGGGGGCAGACGGCCACTGGGAAAAGAGCGAAACCGAAATGGATTTGCCTTTTAAGGTGGTGATGGATATGGACGCAATCGAGGTTGGCTTCATCGCCTTTACCACGACTGGGCCAGACTTTCGCTTTGTCAAGGTTGGCGAGCCAATGCCGGTCAAGCCCTCTGATGAACACAAGGAAGGCTTCCGCATCAGGATGTACAACAAAGAGATCGGCCTGCGCGAGATGTCATCATCAAGCAAGATCGTGCGTAATCAGATGAATGATTTGCACGATGCCTACTTGGCTGGCAAGGCCGACAACCCCGGCAAAGTGCCAGTGGTTGAGATCACCGGCTCTGATCGCATTCAGATCGAAACCAAGGCTCAAGGAACGCAGACGTTCCGCTCGCCAAAATGGTCGATTGCTGGCTGGGTTGATCGCCCGGCTGGCTTAGATAAGGCAGAAGCTGCCCCAGAACCCGCCGCTGTAGCAGCCCCGATTGCTGCAACCCCTTCAGTAGTTGAGGGCGCTGATTTGTTCTAGCGGCGGTAGTGACCGGCGGCGGGTTCCTCCCTTGACCGTCGCCGGTCACGCTTTCAAAGGGGTCAAGGGATTGGGGTAATGATATGACAAATATTGCAGCATACATAGAACAGGTGGCTCGGCACTATTGGGGTGAGCCGAACCCGCGCCTGTCGAAAGGCACAGAACTGCGCTTTGGAAACAATGGCAGCAAGTCGGTTTGCCTGCGTAAAGGGGTTTGGACAGATTTTGAGACAGGCGAAAGTGGGGGCGTTGTGGCATTGGTAAAGGCAAACGAGCCAGCAAGCATCAACGGCAACATCCCCGACGTGCTTGAGCGTAAGTTTGGCATCAGCAGGCAGCAGCAAAAGAGCCTGCCTGTCGTGCCGAGCCTCGCACGTTCTTACGATTATTATAATGCTGACGGCGTTCTGGCCTATCAGGTGTTGCGGTTCGACAACCCAAAGACGTTTAGGCAGCGTCGGCCTGATGACCGG